TGTTTCGATAGTTAGAGTTTATGTTGATAAAGCATTAACAGCATCTGAAGTTGCCCAACATTGGAATCATGAGAAGGAGAGACACGGATTATCATAAATAAATTATAGTTAAGTATATTTGAGTATAATGTCAAGGACTTTGATTTTAGGAGCGGAGGCGGCTTGTCCTACAACTACTGGAGCTGCCACTAGTTTTAGTGAAGCATCAGCTGTTCGTTTAGTCAATACTGATTCTAGTGCTCATTTGGTAACTGTAGTAGAAACCAGAAGTGGAACCGTAAAGGGTTCTTTTACACTTCCAGCTAATGCCGTTGAAACAGTTGAAAAACAATATAGTCATTGTGTTTTTGCAGCAAATGCTGGTGTAAAGGGTGCAAAAGTAGGATTAACAAATTAAAAAAATGAAACTTATCAGAGAAGAAATCGAAAATGTTGAGGTTATCGTCGAAGAACGTGGCGGTAAAAAGAACCTCTACATAGAAGGTGTTTTCCTTCAAGGTGACATTAAAAATCGTAATGGTAGAATGTATCCTGCACAAACTCTTGCAAAAGAAGTTTCAAGATACAATGAAGCCTTCGTTGGAAAAGGCCGTGCATTAGGTGAATTGGGACATCCCGATGGCCCTACGGTTAATCTCGATAGAGTTTCACATAAGATCATGTCCTTAAGACAGGAAGGATCTAACTTTGTTGGTCGTGCTAAAATATTGGGCACTCCTATGGGTAATATTGCCAAGAATCTTCTTGATGAAGGTGTTAAACTTGGTGTATCATCTCGTGGTGTTGGTTCAGTAACTACGAACAATGAAGGTGTTAACATTGTAGGTGAAGACTTCATGTTAGCAACCGCAGCTGATATAGTTGCAGACCCCTCAGCTCCTGATGCTTTTGTCGATGGCATTATGGAAGGAAAGGATTGGATCTGGGATGGTGGTGTTCTCCGTCAAAAGTTTGCTGAGAAAACCTATAAACAGATCAACACTCTTGCAAGTTCTAAAGAACTTCAAGAAAATAAACTAAGATTATTCCAAGACTTCTTAGGAAATCTTTAATTTTAAAGTTTTCTAAATAAGTATAGATTACATCTAATATAGCCGTAAAATCGGAGAGCAAAAACAATGTCCGTTGGAAAAGATTTACAAGAAATGGAAGTAGGCACTGTGCAATCCAAGACTGCCGTTAACTCTAACGCAAAGCCAGGGATGCAGATAGATACTTCTATCAGTGCTGGATCCTATGAAGATCTTGGCGGGCCTGACCCATCTAACTATAAGCCTGATGATGATTCAGCCAAATTAAAGACTGGATCAACAACAGTTGCACAAGTTAAAGACGTTGTGAACAAAGGTGCAAAGTCTGCAGTTAAAACTGGTGACGTTAAGCCTGAGGAAGTACAACCAGATGAGAGTAAAGAAGTCGTATCAGAAGAAGAGTCAGTAACTGAAGAACCAGTTGTTGAAACACCTGAACTTAATGTTGAGGAAGATATGACCGCATTGTTCTCTGGAGAAGAACTCAGTGAAGAGTTCCAAGACAAAGCAAGAACTATCTTCGAGGCTGCAATTAATTCACGTGTTGCAACTATAGCAGAAGATCTTAAGAAAGAAAACGAGCAAAAGATTGTAGAGGAGATCGAATCCGTTAAATCTAAACTCGTAGAAAGAGTTGATTCTTATCTTGAGTACGTCGCTGATGAGTGGCTCAAGGAGAATGCACTTGCTGTTGAGCATGGATTAAAGTCTGAGATGACTGAATCCTTCCTCGGTGGCATGAGAAAGCTTTTTGAAGAACATTATGTATCAATCCCTGAAGATAAATATGATGTCGTCGAGAATATGGTCACTAAACTTGATGAAATGGAGACCAAACTCAATGAGCAAATTGAGAGAAACGTAGGACTAAACAAGAGACTCGCTGAGTCTACTGCAGACGGAATCGTATCTCAAGTGGCTGAAGGCCTTGCCTTAAGTCAGAAAGAGAAGCTCACAACACTTGCTGAAAGTGTTGAGTTTGAAAGTGAAGAATCATATCGTGAAAAACTGGAGACTCTAAAGGAGTCATACTTTGGACAGAGTGTTCAGAAAGAGACCTCAGAACAAGTACTCAATGAGGAGCATCAAGCACAGGATTATACTGGTGCAATGGCTCAATACATGAGTGTCTTGAACACGGTCAAGAAGTGAATTTAACATTATTAATCAATTACTAACTTCCTTTAATACTTACAGGTAAAGCAAATGTTCAATTCGGAACAGTTGCAGGAAAAGTGGAAGCCGTTACTAGAGCATGATGGACTTGATTCAATCAAGGATCCTCATCGTAGAGCGACCACAGCAGTCCTGCTAGAGAACCAAGAAAGATTCCTCAGAGAGGAAAGAGAATTTAATACAAACGGTACACCAGGTCAATTAAACGAAATCACTAACGCAGGTAATGCTGCTGGTGCTTCTGGTGGATTCAGTGGCGGTGCAACTGCTGCTGGCCCTACTGCAGGTTTCGACCCCGTACTTATTAGTCTAATCCGTCGTTCAATGCCTAATCTTTTGGCATACGACATTTGTGGCGTACAACCAATGAACGGGCCAACTGGTCTGATCTTTGCGATGCGTTCACGCTACACCAACCAGTCTGGAACAGAGACATTCTACGATGAAGTAGATTCTGCATTCTCTGGACAGGATGTTGGACAAGACCTAACTGGTGGAATTACAGATCGTAACGCTGGTTTTGGTACAACAGGCCCTCAACAGGGTAGTAATCCATCCGTACTTGGATCAGGAGACGTTGCTCAGGCATTGTATTCTGTTGGTCAAGGTATGGCTACAGGAGATGCTGAAGCTCTTGACGGTTCAGGCTCTAATGCCTTCCGTGAGATGGCATTCTCAATCGAGAAAGTAACAGTTACTGCGAAATCTCGTGCGTTAAAAGCTGAGTATTCATTAGAACTTGCTCAAGACCTTAAGGCAATCCACGGATTGAACGCTGAGGCTGAGTTAGCAAACATTCTTTCTACTGAAATACTTGCTGAAATAAACAGAGAAGTTGTTCGTACAATCTATAAGGTTGCTGAGTCTGGTGCTCAGGCAAATACAACAACTGCTGGAACATTCGACCTAGACACAGACAGTAATGGTCGTTGGTCTGTTGAGAAGTTCAAAGGACTTCTATTCCAGATAGAAAGAGATGCAAACGCTGTTGCACAAAGAACTCGTCGTGGAAAAGGTAACATCATTGTTACTTCTGCTGACGTTGCTTCTGCACTAACAATGGCTGGTGTACTTGATTACACACCTGCACTTAACGCTAACTTGAACGTTGATGACACTGGTAATACATTTGCTGGTACAATCAATGGTAAGTATCGTGTATACATCGATCCTTATGCTGCTTCAGGTGGTGGTGAGGCGAACCATTTCTACGTTGTAGGATACAAAGGTTCTTCACCTTATGATGCTGGTCTGTTCTATTGCCCTTACGTTCCACTACAGATGGTTCGTGCTGTGGGAGAAAATAGTTTCCAACCAAAAATCGGGTTTAAGACTCGTTACGGTATGGTTGCTAACCCATTTGCTGAAGGTGCTACTGCAGGACTTGGTGCTCTTACTCAGAACGCTAACCGTTACTACAGACGTGTTAAGGTTACTAACCTTATGTAAGAAGAAAGGAGATATATCCTTTATTCAAGACTCACCTTCGGGTGGGTCTTTTTTTTGTCTAAATATATTAGTTTAGCTTAAAATAATGACTGCGCTAATTGATCCAAAAAAGTATAGTGAGACTGTTGACCTATTGAGGTCATTTTTTTTGTCTAAAAACTTTTTAGAAGTCCATACACAAAATCGTTTAAGTATCCTTGCTGCATGTGAAGATCCAGAAACAGTAGCAACTTATAATTATGATGGTCAAGTATGGCCACTACCACAGACAGGACAAATGTGGTTAGAATATGAATTATTATCCAATCCTAAAGCAGAAGGGTTTTTCTGTGTTTCTACTTCATATCGTGCAGAACCTAATCCTGTGCCTGGTAGACATGAGATTATTTTTCCTATGTTTGAGTTTGAAATGAAGGGAGGTGTAAAAGAACTAGAACAAATGGAAGAGGAATTATGTCATTGGTTGGGTTTAGATGTATCTAAAACTCAAATTAAAAAATATGATAAGTGGGCAGAATTATTCAACACAAATGAGTTGGATCACGATCATGAGAAAGAAATTCGTAGAGGTATGATTACTGATTTCCCTGAGTGGACATCACCATTCTGGAACATGGCCCGTAATGAAGATGGTACTAGTAAAAAGATTGATGTTATATTAGATGGTAAAGAAACTATTGGTAGTGCAGAACGCAGCACCGATAAGGAACAGATGCGTGATACATTCCACACTATTTCTGATGGCGAATATGCTAATTTACTGTATAAATTATTTGGTAAGGAAAGAGTAGAAAAAGAACTAGAAGAGTTTCTAGAGTTTGACTTCTTCCCTAGAAGTGGTGGAGGAATTGGGATGCAACGCCTCATGCAAGCACTTTCATAGTGCTTCATTGTGAGGTGGCGAAACGGTAAACGCTCTAGTCTGTTTAACTAGTGTTCCTGGCGGGACTTGTAGGTTCGACTCCTACCCTCACAGTTTTAAAAAAATTATTTATGAAATACAAAAAAACAGAACCAGCAAAAACATTTAATGGTATTAGTGTCTACTTACTAGGTGGTGCATTAGGTAATCATTATATGAAAGACTGGACTCCAGAACAAATAAAGGAGTATGATGATTGGGCAAAGGTTGATAAATAGTAAAAAAATAGTGTATAATGGCCATAAATCCAGCCTTAAAACAGGTATCGAATAGAAATTTCCTTTCGCCTGTTGGGTTCAAATTAAAAATTAATAAATCTCCAAAGGTGGATTTTTTGGCAGTTCAGGCTAATTTGCCTGGAATTACTTTAGGTACTGCCTTACAACCAAATCCAT